CCATTAAATCTTGGAATGTGTCTTTTGCCGTTTGAGCAATTTCGTCCATCTCAGCATCATTTAATTCCAAATTTTTGACCATTGGCAGTGCTTCGTCAATTTTATCTGCTTTTGCTAATGCTCGTTGAATATCTTCTGCTGTATGTGTAGGTTTATCTTGCTGTTCAGGATTAGGGATAACTTCTGTATTTTCCTCTAACACTTCTTTAGCCGGTGCCATATCTAATAATTCTTCAAGTTTTTTAGTCATGCTTTTTCCATTAAATTATATGCTACTATAATTATTTATCTTTTTTGCGGACGGTGGAAAATATCTTCTTCTGTAACAATTCTAAAACGTAAATTGTTTTGTTTACACCACGCTCTTGCCGCCTCCCATTTTGCTAAATTGTTTATTACCTTAGCCTGTGTAATGGGATTTCTTCCAGCACTTTGTATATCAGTTTCTTTTTTTGGTTTTACTTCAATAACTTCTGCGTGTTTACTTCCGCTTTTATCTTGGTAAACAACTAAAAAGTCTGGAACATAAATTGTATTTCTATTAGTTAGCGGATTTTTGTAAGGGATTTTTACTGCTTCACTGGCCCACTGCACTACGCCAGGATGATTGTCGCAAAATTGCATAAAGGCCCATTCCCAACTGCTTCTGTATGTAGGACTTTTATTTCCTGAATACTTGCTGGGATTTTTAATAACGTATTTTCCTCGAGCATATTTTGCCATGACATAATTATACTAATATATTACGAGCAGTATATGTGCTCGGTTTCTTATTTCTATTATAACCTAAAATACTTGTATTTGATCTTTGTTGATTCATTAACGATACTAACGCTTGTTGTACTTCTGTTATTGCATAATCCTCAAAGTCTTCAATTAAATTCATTGCTGGAATACCGTGTAACGTCGCTAACTGCATAACTGTATCTGTTAAACCTGCAGAAACTTCTTTATTATCGTTAGTCTTTCTCATAAAGAAGCCTCTAACTGCATCATGTTCAGTACTAGAAATTGCAGTCTCGGCTCTAGGTGTATTGTATACGTCAAAAAACTCTTTTGTGTTATTGCTTTTATCTTTTTGTGGTAAATTTGTTGACATATTTTATCCTTTATGTAGAAATAGTTTTTGGAAACGACGGTATAGTCGGTTTCTTAATAGGGTTAGTTGTTAACTTATCTCCCACACTATTTAATGCTTTATCAAGTTCACTAGGAAACGCTTTTATTCCAGCCGCCATTTCTTTTTGTGCTTGGGCTAAATCCGATTGAAACTTAGTTTGGAATTCTGCACTATTAACGTGTGTACTTATATTACTTAATCCAGGACCAAACAAACTTTGTAAAGACGCTGGTATTTTATTTTGCATTTTGCCTATTGCTCCAGGAAGTTCACTTGCTAAACTTTGTAAATTTCCTCCAGCCGCGCCTGCAAAACTTTGTAAACTAGATGCTGGCAATACTTGTACACCTGATCCATTACTACGAACTGTCTGAGCACCATTTGGTATACTTTGTATACTAGAATTTACCTTAGGAACTCTTGGTAATGGATTACCACTAGATGATATACTATTTGGAAAACTAAAATCTCCTACTGGGTTTTGTCCTCTCAATGCATTCATTGCCGCACCAGTAAGTTCTTCTTTAAGCATACTTTTTAAGTTAGCACCTTTTAAGTTACTAGCACCTCTTAATCCAGTTACTACTGCACCTGCAATATTTCCTTTAGCCAAATCGGCTCCAATACTTCCAACTGCATCTACTAAACCGCCAGGACCTAAAATACTTGTTGTGCCACCTCCTTGTGGTGTCAAAGGACTTGCCGCTTTATCATAATGCATCTGACCAAAGCCTGCAGGACCATCTCCTGCAATTAAACCTGATTTATATTTAACAGTTTCAAATCTTACTGTCATTCTATGTTCTAACAATCCTGTAGAATCTGCATAGTCATGACTGTCATGGTCAAAACTTTCAATAATAGGATTTACTAACCAATATTCTGTATACTTCTTTTGATATAAACTATAAATTTTAATTGCATTAAAAAACGGTTGTGAATTTCTATCTAAACCCCAATTCTGGGCACGTTCTAGCATAGGTTTATATGTATCTTTGTAACTGTAAGTTCCGCTAGATTCGTATTGAGGATCATTATTATAGTAGGCATAGTAAGCATACCATAAGTTTCTAATTACATCACTATTGTCATCATGAAATGTAATTGTTACCGGGTTATAATTAATTCTGTTGTGATGATATCTTTTTCTGTTATATTGATTATGTTCAACTACATCAAAACTGTATTTTGGCAATTCTACACTTTTTACCAAAAAACTTGCTTCTAAATTTTCACTCGCACTAAATGTAAATCCCAAGCCAGGATTGACTTGAAATACAACATGAAATAAAAATTTATGTTTTGGAGATAGTCGGTAATTACCGTCGACAAATGTTCGCGATGCGTGTTTAAAATCACGAACATTGTCACCGGTTGCAAGAGCTTTAAGAAAAGAATTAAACACAGGTCAATTACTCCGTTTGTAAAGTATTAGCCTGTAACTACCTCACCAATAGTTCTAGCCACTGTACTACCAACACCAGCGCCAAGTGGAGTTTGAACAGCATTGTCAAATCTAATTGACATTGTAATTGTTGCTGGCTCACTTGTTGCATAGTTTAAATCGTTGTAGTTTACGTTTTGAATCATACAACCGTATAATTCCCAAGTTTCTAGTGTATTTGGTGAAGATGCTCCGTTACCACCGTCTAAGATTTCACATCTAGTAATGAATTTATAATCAATACCTGATGCCGCACTTGACTGTTCCATCATATCAAATTGTTTCTGAATTTGTTCTCCAACTAATTTAGAAACTTGACCTGATGCATCGTCACGCATATTAACCGATACAGCCTCCCAAGTGTGTTTACCTTGGATGTATACTTTACTGTTATAGATATCAATCGGAACTTCTTCAAAAGTTACTGAAGGTCTTTGAAAGTCTATAACTTGTTTTGTTAATTCACTTCTCGGAGTTGAAATACCGAAGTTTTCAAAACTCACGCGGAAGCGATATTTTAATTTTGGCATTAACAGACCTTGACTTGACGCTGATTGGTCACTTGCCAAAGGTACTGTAAATTTGCTTAATGAACTTACTGACATATTTTTTGCTCCTGCTTTATATTATTTAGTCGCTTTTTTAACCTCATTTTTCTCCACTCAGGCCCTATTAGATAGAGCCTGTGTTTTGAATACGAACTGGAATATAGATATATTCAACTGCCTTAACAGGTTCGATTGCTATATCAATATATAATTCGTTACGATCGATACGGTCGTTAGTATTGTTTGTTTCGTCACAAACTACCAAGTAATCGTAAAGACCACGTTTTGCAACTAAATCGTTCATTAATTGCTCAACAACTTGTTTAACTTCGTCACGTGTTAACTTATCATTTGGTTCAAACACAAATGGTTTTGTAATAACTGCTAGACGCTCACGTATGTAAGCAGTAAGTCTAGCAACGTTAATACGATCTAAAGCACTTGCCGTAGCCGTTCTAGATTTATTACCGTAGTTTAATATTCCATTACCTGGGAAGAATGCAATCGGGTTAATACTGTTTTCGTATAACGTGTCTCTTAAAGATTCACGAACACCAACACTTGTAAATTCCCCTGTTGCACTGTCTAAGTAACCTAGTCCTGTTGCGTTGTCAACAACACCACGTCTTGTACCTGCTGGTGCAAACCATGGATAACTAGCATCGTCTGAACGAATTAATGTTCTTAGCATCATATGACTTGGTGGTACCATAATACTGTTACCACTTAGGTCAGTTGTAATACCACATGGATAGAAAATACCCAAATATGTATCAGCAGTTACTAGACCTTTATCATTATTGTCTGTTGCTAAGTTGGCGTTAATAGCCCAGTTTTGGATTTCTGTACTATTTGCCGCTAATCTAAATGGTGCATCACCAATTACAAAAGCAGTGTTACGTCTGTCGTTATTTAATGCAACCATGTTTTGAATCATTTCTGGATAACCAGGTGAAGCAATTACGTTAAAGTTTCTTTGTTCTTCACGTAACTCTGCACTTGTATCAATCGCAGATTTCATAGCCGCTACAATAACACGACGTACTGCATTTCTACCCATGTACGGTGAACCGTCATTTTGTAGTCCTGCTTTAGTTACCCATGCATCTTTCTCTGTAGGTAATATTTGTCCTGCAAAGTCTGTGCTGTTAAAGTAGTCTCTCTTGAATTCTTTAACATTGTAACCACTACGTCTTGTATTGAATAATAACATACCACGTGGATAGTTAGATGCATCTGGACAATCTAAATCAATTGTGTCATTAGTTAATAATGATTGAATTGTAGTAATATCGCCACTTACAACATCTGTTGTTGTATCACCGTTGTAACGTGCATCAGCGAATAATACGCCATCTTCACTAGTTTGGTCTGTGTTATCAAGTGTAACCCATTTATCTTCGCCGTCGACTTGTTCCCAACGTTTGATAACTGGATAATTTTCTAAATCCGATGTGTCAATCCATAGGTCACCATAAACAAGAGCAGTGCCGTCGCTTTGCTCAACAGGTGAACTTGCACTAACAAGAGGTCCTATAGGTGATGTATTACCTAAATTAAATCCTCTAGCATCAGTACTTACATTGTGATA